TGCAATCCATGCCTATAGTCTGCGTATGCCTGATAATGGCTCAAGTTGATATCAGCCAGATCATTAAGCGGTGGGATATCAACGTCTGTGTTCTCGCCGTCAATGCCAACGATCAGGAACGGGATAAAGTCCATGCGCTGACCATTCGCAGTAGGCCAGAATTCCTCGCTGACAGCCCAGTCAGAGCCGTTACCGTCTTTTATGAACACACGTTGCCTGTAGCCTTCTTCGAGGTCTAGAACGCGATATTGCTCAACCTTCGTGGATGTATCAAATTCGTCTTTGGGGGCTGGCACCATCTCTTTCAGCACTACCAGCGTTAGGACTTCCTCGTTATTGACGGTCCCGGTCTGCCAGTTGATTATATGCTCGGCGTTATATTGCTTGACGCGCGGCCTAAATCCATTATCGGCAGCATTTGCCAGCGTGACAGGGCGGTCGGTGTCGGTGGACTGCGGGTAATCGACCATAAGCCCGAATCGACCTACGCTTGTAAGCTCATTCAGGGATTCTTTGCAAAGCTGCTCGACAGATACGCCGCTTGCCGTGATATCCTCAACCCATGCAGCCATGCTAGCCGGAGCCTTGACTTCGACAGACTTACGGAACACCATGCCGCTGAGAGAATCAACGGTCTTGGCTGTGGCAGCGAGGAATAGCGCACGGCTCTTGTAAGCCTGGTACTCTTCATCGGTCTGATCGCCTAGCTTCGGCAGATATGCCGTGCCGCTCTTATGCACTACCTCCTGCCCTGCGACCACATCGCGCATCTTCTTCCAAGTCTTTGTTGCTTTGTCGTATTCTGGGTGCTGGCTCGTGACTGTCATATTATAAACCGCCTACCTTTGATAATTGGACTGTTCTATTCAGCGCGGTACATCTATAGCGCACTTCGTCGTAAATATGATCCTCAGAGTTCGTATCAACGTCATCTGGTTTCTTCTCATCGCGTGGCAGAGTGGGCATGGTGCGAATGTATTGTGTACAGTTCGAGAACGTGAACAAGCCGGGGTCTTCCATTGGGTGCGTCAGGCACGCCTTAAGCATGTTACGGACCTTCTCAAGCCCATTGGCACGGCTACCGGGGCGCTTGTCTGCCTTCTCCCATCGCACACCCTTCTTCGCCATATCGTCAGCGATGCAAACACCATTCTCAGCGTCAAAGATAGAACCATCAGCGGGACCAGCTTTAGCATATCGCCCTTTCAACATCGGCGCGGTGTCCTCAATATGCCCTATTTCGGCGGCAATCTCAACTGCAAGCATTTTGGTGCCTTTGTTGGGGGTGCCGTTCCATCCATAAAGCTCGTGTATCCTGAATAAAGAGCCGGGTGGGAAATTGCGTGTTGTGCCATCTTTCATGGTGGCTTCTGTGCCGTCAGATTCAGCCCACCAACCGACAGAAAAAGGAGCGGAGCTACCCCAATCGAATGAGCGGTCTATATCCCAGCTCAAGGATATGCTTATCACGCCGCCACACGTCATCGAGCGCACCACCTGCGACGATATCCCAATCGCCCTCTGTCCACGCCTTGAGTTGTTCGGGGCTACTTGCTGCCTCTTTGATGATGTCGAGATAATCCGGCGTAGCTTCGAGCAGTGCGCGGTTCTCTTCAAGGTCGAAACAGATAGCGGCACGGGTCTTTCTATTGCTGGTGATGATCTTGTTGCGGGACTGTGGGAGTTTGAACCGAGCCTTCACCCAGTTATGCCCTATGCCGTGCGGATTGGTGGTAGCCCTAACGCGCGGCGTTATACCCTTAGTTGACGTTCTAGCACAAGAGAACATCATCCTGTAGGCATCGTCTGCCGCCCAATTTGTAAGTTCCTCAAACCCAAGCCATGGTATTTCCTGTCCATGGTACTTGTAGTAGTCGCTCACCTTGGCAAGCTGGCGAAAACGTAACCGCTCACCACCGGGGAACAGCCAGAAAGATTTGGTTTCGTTGTATACTGCACCGGGAAAAATGAGTGTGAACCACTTCTTCGATCTGGCTATTACGTCCTCAAGGTCGGGGTAAGCCTTCCTGAATAGAACGCCCTGCCATGCTGCACCGTGGCCTTTGCCTACGTCTTTAGCGAAGTCCATCAACAGCGCGTCCGTCTTGCCACCGCCTCTATTGCCCTCGCCCAACACCTCAAACGCAGGACAGGACAGGAACAACTTTTGCGCCCCGTCCTGTACCCGCCATGAATCAGGATGATTTATCCGGTCCTTGAGACTGGGCATTCATATCCTTAAAATACTTTTTATAGACTTCTTCGATGTCTTCTGGGAAAAACCCTTGGTCATATGTGTGCAACGTGCCACAAGACGGGCAGTTGCTGCCACCCATGAAATCTTCTTCAAATTCAGTTCCGCATTTCATGCAATCAATCACTTTTCACCACCTTGAGAGTCGTCAAATTCTTCCCATTCCTCTTGTGTCGAGTTGGCGGGGACTATGATAACGGGCTGTAAACCCTTTCCATCGCTGGTCAGGTCGAGCTTGTCCCCGTACTTTTTAGGCTTGAGTTTAGCGGCTATCCATTTGCGGGTATCGATCATGAGCCTTGAACGCTGGATTACATCAGACTTGGTTGCCTCGTATTCTGTACCGTCTTTGGCAATGCGAGTCTCAGTGTCCAGTTTACCGTCATCAGCAATAGACAGCATTTCATCCACCAAAAGTTCGGACTGCTCCTGTTTCGCGCGTGCGTACATCTCCGAGAATGAATCGTTGTCAGCTAGCCATTTAAATATTGTTGACGCTGCGAAATCGAATTTCTCCGACACGCTTTTCATCGACGCGCGTGGATTGGTTGAGAACTCCGCGCATATTTCGGCTGCGAGTTCCTTTGTGTATTCGGTTGGTCTACCTGCTACCATAATCGTCACCTATCGATAAGTCTTAATGTCGAAAAACAAACCCGTATCATTTATCAGACCGTAACCAACTCCCGCCATTAGCCGTATAAATAGGCTTGCACCTGGGCGCGGTCCCCTTTGACTTGTCTAGGGCGAACCTAGGGCCGTTGTGCAATTTTAGAGAGGGTCTGTTTATCGGCTACACCTTGGGGACGCATCAAGTCCGCGTCTGGCCTCAATGCCATCCAAGTTCACGCCAAGGCCGGGTCAGCCCGTGTTGATGACTTTACCCCATTCTCTCTAGCGTGTCAAAACGAGAAAGCCGCCACTGCTTTAAGGTGGGGCTTTCAAGAGGAGGAGTGTATGAAGCGATTGTACCGACACTATGGACGGCCTTGTAAACCAACGGTGCATTAAATATGGGCTGCTGTCAAGTTACCATCTCCCGTTCATCTGTTCATCTAGCCCTCTGCTCTGCGATATCCTGCATAGCTGATAGGCGAACGGTGCGCCGTTGTCATCTTTGCACTGCTCTAGGAATAGCATCATCGTGGTGGCAAGTGAATACTCGTTCATTGTGCTGCATGTACCCATAGCCTCTGTAATGAGTTTAGCTACATCGTCTGCTATCTTTGGGCTGAATAGTGAATAGCAACACTCCCTGAGTTTGTAGCATTCCTCTTGGCTTAAATAGGTTGTTCTAGGTTCGCCATTTTCGCACGTTGTGATCCCCTCAATACTTGATGTCATAGTGTGACCGAGTTAAAGCCCTGTAGCTCTCTCTCTTCACCCTTCAATTGCACACACGACGAGAATATGCCCATGCGGATCAATTCGGCTGGCGTGACTCTTGAGGCGTTGATATGTTGTGGGATGATCCCTGCCGCCTTAAGCCCACCGACAATAAGTTCAGAGCAGAATAATTTATCGAAGCTCTCCCGGTTGAACAGTTTACCCAATAACCGCTCCAGCCAATTGAATGAGGACTTGACGGCCTGCCTTGTGTCATACTCTCGACCGACCATCCCGTACATGAAGTCGAAGAAAAGCTTGTTTTGTAATCCGGTCATAGGCTCACGTAATGCAAGCCAGTAGATACTCCCATCGTATTTCTCGATAACTGTGCTTAGACGGGACGTGGAGACGCCACCAGCGCCATCTAGGGACGTGGACTCTATCAGTTGGTTCATGGTTCCGGTCATGCCAATGGCTGTGTGCTTCTTTTGCAGCATACAGCCAACGTGTGAAATGTGGGAGCCGGTCCTCCACTGTATGATCTTCGACGCTGCACCCTTGCCTGAGAATGCCAGGACATCACCAGCCCTCATTAGGTCACAAAAGTCGTCATATTTTCCCATTGGCATACTACACCTCTCTCACGGTTATGGTTGCTTCCTGGACTAGCTCACCGTCTTCCTCCATGGCTTGCATAAACCGGCGCGTGGCTTCGGTAGAAACGCCGCCGCTTTCCGTATCGAAATATACACGCATGTTCGGCCCGCAACAACCTTCCGATTGCGATGGCCTATTCAACACATGAATTTTAATATGCGTCCTACCCTCAACATCACAAATCTCATATGCCTGACCTTTATATTCTTTGGGCATCGTCTGCCCGGTCCTCGTCAGCCTCAACAAGTATACACCAACCGAGAACAGTTTGTCGACGTTCTCCACGGTGTAGCTGATCGGCTCCCCATCCACCTTGAGATTGCCGAGATAGGCGCGATCCCCTTTCATGTCTCTGGTCAGTAATACTTGTTTCATTTTATTCCACCTTCTGCGTGTCAGTTGCGTTCTGTTCTTGGAGATCGGCCTCTTCTTCAGCCTTCTCACACTCATACCAATACTTTTCCTCTGCTTGCTTAAACTTGGCCTCTTCTTCAGCTTCCCACTCGCCGCGCTCCTGCTCCTCTGCCATCTGAGCTTGTTCAAACTCTTCGTCGCTGTAATAATCAACTCGCTCGGCTGCCATCACTCACTCCTTCCCATCAGTTTGTTTCAACGGGCTCCTGCCGGGGACTCTATCCCCATCCGTTGGCATCTGCGGATCAGTCTTAAAATTCTTTACCCGTTCCTGCCTATTGACCTCGCAATGTATGCAAAGAGTCTCAGGATCGTTACAATCCAACTGCACACCACAGTTCAAGCATCGGTTTCCACATCCCA